GCAACAGCGCCAAGCTGCATGCGCTGCCAGACCTCGCTGGCAAGATCGCCCAGCAGCGACAGCGCGGCGCCAAACCCGCCCGCGCCGCGCACCAATCGAGCGAACCAGTGGATCAGCTCGCCCGCCGCCACGATCAGGCCGATGAACGGCAGGCGCAAGAGCGCGCCGCGCAGGATGACCAGCGCCATGGCGAGGCCCTGCACTGACACGGCGGCTGCGATCTTGGCTGCTACGAACCGCCCGGCCAGCAGTGCGGCGATGCCGGTTGCATAGGCTGTCAGACGACCAAGGTTCTCGAACAGTGTACGGATCGCAATCCCCAGCGGCCCGGTGGTGCGCGCAACAGCAGCCATGGCATTGGCCACGCCCTCCAGCGCAGGGGCTGCGGCGACCGCCAGCTGGTTCGAGAGCCCGCGCCAGATCAGACCTAACCGCGAGATCGCATCATTGGTACGCTCGATCTGCGCCGCGTCCTGATCGGACACCACCACGCCAAAGTCCCGCACGTCCTGCGTCGCCTGGCGCAGCGTCGCCGTGTCGATCCGCGTGAACATCAGCGCGGCCCGGTCCCCGAAAAGCTGCGACGCCACCGCCGCACGCTCGGCATCGGGCACGAACTCGGCCAGCCGGTCCTGAATGAGCGCGATGCGCTGATCGAGCGGCAGCGCCTGCAGCTCGGCAGCGGACAAGCGCAGCCGGTCGAGCGCGTCGACCGCAGGACCGGCTCCAGCTGCGGCCTGGCTCAGCCGCCGGGTCAGCTGCATCGTGGCCTGCTCGATCTGCCCCATCGACACGCCCGCGAGATCGCCCGCGCGCGTCAGCACCTGAATGCTCTCGACCGTCGTGTCGAGCGAAGCCGCAAGCTTGGCCTGCGCGTCGACGGTCTGAAGCCCCGAGCGGATCATAGCTGTGGCCGCCGCCGCAATCGCGGCCGCCGCCGCCACCATCGCCACCCGCGCGCGTCGCGCAAAGGCCGCAAGCCGCGCATTCGCCATTTCCATCTCGCGCGACAACCGGCCAAACCCGCGCGCTCCCGCCTCGCCAACGCCTTCCAGCTCGGCCTTCACTTGCCGCCCGCCAGTCGCGGACAGGCGGACAGAAACGCGTTTCTCGGTCATGAGGGTCCTCCCACCTGCGTCTCCATCTGGTCATTGAGTTTGCGCACCATCACCGCCTCAAGGACGGGGAGGAGTTCGGCGGCAGCGCGGCGGTCCACGCCCAGTGCGTCGGCCATGGCCAGTGCCGCGCTCATATCCCAGCCGAGCACGACGCCGGGCACGGCACGGATCTGGCCGCCGAGGCGCCCGGCCAGATCCCAGACCTGCCAGCCCTCATGCGTGCGCGGCGCGTTCAGGACTTGCGGGCAGCCTTCGCAGCTTTGCGCGCAGGCTGCGCAGTAACCTTCGCCCCCGCCATAGACCCAATCGGCGAGGGCGCGGAGGCGTTTTTTTCCGCGTCCAGCTCCAGCCCCTTGGCGACGTAGCCCATCTGGAACTTCTCAAAGATTGGCCAGATATCGAGCAGTGCAGCGATGCCTTCAGGCGTCACTGCCACTGGTGTGCCGCCGCCGTCGCCGACACCCTCCCAGTCGAGAATGGCGCGTTCGGCGAGGACCTTGCCGAAGATCACGGCGATTTCGTCGTCGCTGGTGCCCTCAGGCAGGGTGCGCACAGCCGGGTCGCTGCGCGCCGCCACCATCAGCGCGGTGGTCAGCGGCTCGACCCGGACGCGCACGCCAAGGCACAGGGCAAGCCAGTAGGGCTCGCGGGCGAGGTTCAGGCGCAGCATGATCAATACTCCTCAATGGCGTTGATGAGGGTCACGGTGCACATCCGGCCCAAGATCGCGTCACGGGCGGCCTGCCAGTCGAAGGTGGCCTGCACGCCTTGGGGTCCAGAGATCTCGATGCGCGGGCGTGGCAGATAGACGGCATGGGCGGTGAGCGTCAGGCTTTCTCCCGAGGGCAGCGCGTAGCCGAAACTCAACGCGCAGGGATCGCCGTTGATCGCCTGATCGACCAGCACCTGATCGGCAAAGCGCACCTCGATCCGGCCGGTAAGTGCAGCGATGGACGGGTCCGCCCCATCAATGCGCCCGTCTGAGCGGATGGTCTCGACCCGGTCTAGGGCGTTGGCATAGGTGATCTCGGCCGAGACGATATTGCCCAAGCTGCTGCCGTTGCGGGTAATCGATCCGTTGAAGTGGCCGAAGCGCTGCAAACCGAGATCGGCCAGCGTGCCCGCAGCGGATGCGGCGGCGATACTCTCGCCCTGCGCCACAAGGCTGGCGGTTGCGGTCAGCAGACCCGAGCGCTGCATTTGCCAAGACAGCGTATCAAGCACGCAGCCCGAGTACATTGCAAAGCGCGGGATCTCCGGCATGCCTGTCTCGATCGAGAGCGACGGCAACGTCCAGCCACCGGAGCGAAACTCGTGGGTCCAGGGGGTTTGCGCCCCGGTGGTGATCGGCTGGCCAAAGGCTGCCTTCAGCCAGAAGCCAAACGCCTCCGCATCGATAGGCACGACCAGATTGCCGTCCGCCGTCACCGCATCCTTGATCGGTGGCAGCGGGTCGCGGCCGTAGCCCAGAAGCTCGCTGTTCAGAAGCGGCTGTTCCGCCCCCAGCGTCGCGCTGGCGAAGGGCATGCGGGTAAAACCGCTGGCGGGCGGGGTGCCATAGGTCGTCTCGAACGCAAGCGCCATCTGCGCCCGCGCTCCTTGAGCTCGTGCCATGTTGTTCTCCTTATTGTCGGGTGGGTCAGGCCAACGGGTCTGACGTTGAATAATGCAGAATGACCGTGATGATCGCGGCCTTCAGGTTGGCCGCGCCCTCGACAGGTAAATCCACCGGCTGTGGTGCTTCCGCCTCGATCCAGTCGCAGCGTCCGCCCAGCGTTCTGTCGGCACGGATCACCGCGCCGATTTGGCCGCAAAGTGCAGCAAAGGCAATGTCGCGGTCTGCGCCCTGAACGATGCCTTCAAGCTCGCTGCGGTGCTGGTAATGGTATCGCAGCGGGGAGAGCGTCACCGCAGGATCGCCGGGATCGCCATCGCGCAGGATCATGAGGCCGACCGGTGGAATACGCTCGGGCAAAACTTCACCGCGCAGCACTGGCACATACGGCACCGTGCGCAACAGGTCGGCCAAGGCGGTCAGTATGGTTTCGCGGGGAGTCATCCGATCTTTCCTTCTACCCAATTCGCCACGATCGCTGCCGGTATTTCCGCCTGCGCCCGCTCTGCATCCCGCGCTAAATCCAGCCGTTTCCGGAGCTTGACCTGCGGCACCAGCAGGAAGATCGGCACAGTCGCCACCCCGCGTCCGGTCTTCGACCGGCTCGCCACCGCGCGGCCCTTGGTATTCAGCCGCCCCTCGGCCACCAGCAGACTTGGCCCCCGGCGGCGATAGATAAACCGCAGACGCAACCCGGTACGACGTTCCCATTCGCCGGGGGTGATCCGGCCGCCCCTGGTGCTTTTGCCAGCGGCAGCAGTTGGGATCGCCAGCCAAAACCCATTCTTGGACCGGATCAGCGGTCCGGTGTCATGCGCGCCGATGATCACCGGCGCGTTGGACCAGACCAGCGCCGCCGCGTTCAAGCTGTCGCCGGATTTGGGGAAGCTGGCGAGGCGAATGGAGTTGCCAAGTCGGGAGCCCAGCCCCGCGCCGGTGATCTGCGTACGCCAGGCAGATTTTAGGCCCGTTCCAGCCTCGCGCATCGCGGCCGTCACCGCACGCTCCCCCGCCGCGACCTCCGCCGCCATCATGGCGACGATGTCGGGGGCTATTTGGAGCCGCAGTTTCATGCTGGCCTCAGGTCCACGGTCCAGACCAGCCGTTCGCGATCGCGGACCGGCTCGCCTTGAATGAGGAAGGCCTCACCGTCGATCTCGATCCGGTCGCCGGGCCGCGGGTTCGGCACTTCAGCCACCTGCAGGTCGACACGGGTGGTTTCCGTCCAGAGCCGGGCATCGCCGAACTCAGTGACGTCATCGGCGCGTCGGGCAATGAGGCGCACCAGAACGGGCGCGCCGCCGTCGGCGATATAGACGGCATCGCGCCCGATGTTGCCATCGGCGAAGAGCGCGCCGACAGCGGCGGCGAAGGCGGACATCACGTCCGCCGCGCCGAGCGGAGCACCTGAGGGCGGGTGCAGATTGGCAGCGGGTTGCTTTCAATCTCCAACCGTACCCATTCGTCGCGATCCCGGTCCGGGATCATGCGGGCGTAGAGCGGCTGACCCAGCGTGTTGACCGTCTCAAACGTGTCGGCGGGGGCGTGGTAGATTTCGAACAGCCCCTCGACGCCTTCAGGATAGAAATACGCCTTGTCGGTCGGCACGCCAAATCCGAGGCCGCCACGGTAGCGGTGGAAGCTGATGCCACCAAAGCTGACCGCTTCCCCGACACGCCCCCGCAGATCAGCTGCAGCGGCCGTATTCAGATAAGTCTCTCGCACTTCCTTGTGGGCGACAAGATCAGCAAAGAAGGCCGAACCGCATTCGGCGCGAAGTTGCACCTGTCCAGCGGCGAGCCCGCCAAGACTGTCCTCAACAGTTTCGATCAGGGCTTGGCAGCGTTTGCGCAGCGCCCCCGAGCCGGGGGTGGCATTGTCGAGGTCAAAATCCACTTCCGCCGCAGGGGTGATGCCAAACTCGGTGTAGTAGTTGATCACGGTCGCACCGTCCTTGGGGTCTTTCACCACCCCTTGAATCCCGTTGAAGAGATGGAACTCAAAGGTGGCCTCGGCGTCATTCCTGAGCCGCCCCATCTTGCGCGCCACCTCTGCCTGCACCTGTTGAGTTGCGGTTTCCGAGCCAAAGTCACGGATGCCCTGGATCTCTGAGGCCCAGAGCACATCCTGCTTTTTAAACTGTCGGCAGACAAAGGCCCGCATGTCGCGCCGTTCAGGGACCTGTTGTTCGTAAGCCGAGCCGCGCTCCGAGAACGGGATCAACGACAGCGTGCCATTGCGGCTCTCAATCATAATCGTACGCGCCCGCACACCGCGCGCGCCAAACAGGTTTGCCCCTGACAAGATTGCAGGTTTGAAGGGGATGTTTTCGAGCGCGCGGGTCAACTCGATGATGCTGAAGGCGTCGCCTTCAAAGATGTCCATGGTGGCCATGAGCCGACCTCCTATTCAGGTGGGGATGATGGGTCTGCGCCGATCGCTCAGCGCAAAATGATGCCAAGGGCTGCCAATGCCGTGATGGCAGCAGTGATCTGCGCCTCAGTGGCGCCCTCGGGCAGGATGATCTCGTGGCGGTTCACGATGGCAGGGCCGCGCAAGATCACTACGCTGGCCGCGTCGGCGTCCGTTGCATCGATCGCAGCCCAGAGGATGCCGGCCGCGTTTTGGCTGCCATTTGTAGCTGCAGGTGCGAGGCCGGTGTATTTACCACCCGTGGTGATTTTGCCGAGCACTGTGCCGGGGGCAAGTTTGCCCGCGCCAGAAGCGACTGTGATGGTTTCACGGGTATAATCGCGCAGCACTTCCCAGACGAGGAAGCCGCCCGGATGTGGGCCTTCAGTGAGCGTGGTCATGCAAGTTTATCCTTTCAACTTGAAGGTGCGGGCGATGACGTCGCCCCAGGGATGGGTGGAACCA